CCGTCGACTCGACCCGGTCGCCGAACTTGTCGGTGTCCATCTTGATGACCTCGACGGTGATCCCGTTGTCGAACTGCACCAGTCCCCCTACAGCGGCTCGGTGAAGTAGGGGAACGACTGGCCAGACGTGCCGTCCGAGTACTGGATCGGCACCCGCGACCACGCATCGGACACCACGTCCGCGCGCTCCACAGGCACCGACACCAAACCCGACTTGCGGGTAGAGAAGCGGAACAGGATCCGCCGCTCATCCTCGGTCAGGTACACACCAGATGCGGCCTGCTGGGTGAACCCCTCCCCGAGAGGGCCAGCGGTGCGGGTGGTGTTGCCGGCCGGATTGCGCCACTTGCGTTCCGCCGCCTGCAACACCACCACCACGACGGGAGACGGAACCTGCGGGGCACTCTCGGTGTCCCAGGTCTGTCCCGTCTCCGCGCACACCAGCGCTGAGGCGTCAGCGATCGCCGCCACCGCCCGGGCATGCTCGGTCGTGCCCTCAACGAGTTCACGACCCACCCGGGCGGCGAGGTCTTCCACGTCCGCCAACAGCCCAATCATCACGGAGCCGCGGTCAGGGTGATCTCCACCGCACGCACCAGGCTCTTCGCCCCGGAACGAGCAATGTCACCCGGGGCGTAGTCGGTGACCGCGTTCGCACCGGCGAAGGTGTTCACGATCGACCGGTCCGAGCTGTAGTCGGCGTCGTAGTCCATGATCCAGCGCAGGGAGAACCCCTGGTAGGACTGCGAGTCCCCGAACGAAGCACCCTTCGGGACCTTCGGGGCCTGCGTGGACAGGACGAACGCCGTCTTGTGGAAGATGTACGCCTTGTTCGCCGGCAGCGCGTACGACGTGGTGGTGGTCATGCCCGCGAGGCGACCGATCGTGGCCTCCCGAAGGGCGGTGTCCGAACCGGCCTGGTCATACCGGGCCAGGTGGTCCGACTTGAGGATCCACGCCTCCACGTCCGCACCCACGACCGCGAACCGGTCCTGCAGCGGCACGAAGCTCTTGCCGAGCACCGTCTTGGCGTCGACGAACACGGCGTACGGGTCGTCCGTGGTGATCGCGGCCAGCTTGTTCGCGGTCGGGTAGGTGGAACCCACCATCACGTCGGCGACGGTCTGCTCCAGGCCCTCGGCGACGGCCCGCACCTGCGGGTCCAGCACCTGGGCGTTGAAGTCCTCGACGTCGAGGTCCATCTGCTCGTCGGTGATGGACGTGCCGTGGTACACGTCGTGGGTCAGCGCGACCTGCACGGAGCCCTCCGCCAGGTCGTCCATCACCTTCTTCCGCGACTCACCGGTCGCCCGCAGCGCGTTCTTGCGCGCCACTGCGATGGCGGGGATGCGGATGTTGACCACGTCGCCGGCGGAGCCCGTGAAGTCGCCACCCGCGTCGCGCCAGACGAGCTGGGGCAGAACCAAGTCCCGGCGCAGGAGACCCAAGCCCGTTCGAGCGATCTTGACCGATTTGACAGCTGTGAAGCCCATGAATCACCTCGTTTTTTGGGCGCACTGATCGCAATGCGCCATTCGAATAACTGCGAGAGACGAGGTGATTACGAATCCCTCGTTGTCCGTCGCGACGGCGACGTGGTTACAGGAAATGCCCTACTGGGCGAGGCGGAAAGCAACCCCACCCTGGCGGCCGCGGACACCCGCAGCCAACTTGTCCGGATCCATCTCATCCGGCTCCTCATCCGGCTGTGCGCCGCCACGGAGATTCTCCTGCGGCTTCTGCAACAGTCCGTCGATGGAAGATCGTCCAGCGCCGACGTACTCGAAGAACTCGTCGGCATCCGCTTCCAGCTCTTCCTCAGTGCCGCCCACGAGACGGCGCGCGGTGGCCTCCAAGCGCTTCGCTTCGGGCTCGTCGAGGCCCTTGCGCATGGCGACACGCAGCCGCATCAAACTCGATGCGTCCGCTGCGTGCTCGTCGACGAGCTTCTTGTTTTGGCTGGTCAAGGTCTCGATTTCCGCGCGTAGCTCATCCAGTGCGGCAGCGTGCTGCTCGTCCGGCTCGCCCGGTTCCCCCTTCGGGCCCGCTTCGAGATCGACCTTGAGCTGATCACGTTCCCGCGTCAGATCCGCGATCGTCTTATCCAGGTCCGCGCGGGCCTGCTTCAGCTCGTCCCGCTCGCGGCGGACACGCTCGAGGGCGCGCACACCCGCCGGGCCCAGCGGCTCGTCCGGCTCCGCCGGCTTGCCAGACTCAGGTTCGTTCTTCGCGGCATCCGGGTTGTCGTCGTTCGGCTTCTCCGGATCCTGCTTACCGTTCTGGGCCTGCTCACGGGCAGCCACGGCACGATTCAGGATCTCCTGGGCGTCAGCCATTGCGTTTGTTCTCCCTACGAGGGTGCCAGTCCACGAGACCGGCAATGAACGGATGGGACGGGGCGCTTAGGCGGGGTTGCCGGAAACCTCAGGCCAGTCAGCGGGCAGTTTGTCCTCGAGGCCCAACTCAAGGGCCTTCTCGACGATGAACTCCCGCAGCTGCCGCTGCTCGTCGGGGTCCTCGACCATCGCCACCGCGTCGACCGCGGTCTGCAGCGACGCCTCGTCGACGATCTCGAAGTCACCCGCGGGCGGGGCTTTGGGAGTCGGCGGGCTCGGCTTGGGGGGCGTGGGCATAGGTGCTCCTTATCTAGTGGTGCCTGGGGTTTCACCCACAGCCACCCGGTAGGCAGCGAGGGCAGCTTTACCGGACATGCCTTGGGTGGACTCGATCCACAGGCGCTCGGCTTCGTCGATGATCGGCGGCATTTCAGTGTCTCGGCTGTACACCGCGAACGGGACACAGCTACAGAAGTCGTGGAATGACTTGCCTGAGCCTTGCTTCTGGCTACGACTGGTCGTTTTCACCACCGTCCGTGCCGAGTAGACCGCTCCGCGGGAACTCAACATCAGGCACCAGCCGCACGCGCCAGGAGACGGTAGCCGGGCGTAAGCAATCGCCTTCGGGTCCTTCTCGACACCCTGCATCACCGCTTCACGGCCGGCATCCAGCACCGCTTTGCTCGCGGACCCCGACAGCAGCGGGACCGCATCCCGCTTCGCCTGCGCCGGAGACTTGCCCTGGTTCTGCAGCTGAGCAACCCGTCCCGGGCCCGTGATAAGCAGAGTCTTCTGCAGGTCACGCAGGTCCGGGTCATCCACCAGCGGCAGACGAAAGACCCCAGCACCCGGCACCGCTTCGCGACGCATCTCGTTGTACGAATCCTCCGCCCGCGCCACCGACAGATCCCGATAGCGCAAGATCAGCGGTACCACTTCACGCAGCCACTCCGGACCAGACCCCTGCACGTTCTCCGGATCCAGCAATGCCCACAGGTCGAGCAGCTCCTTCAGCAGCACGGCCCGGACAGCCAACTGGTCAGCCTTGGCCTGTTCCGCGAGCTCCGCGGTGCTAGGCAACAGCCGATCCGTTCACGGAAACACCACCGTTGCGGGAGGTGGCTCGCTGGGTGGCTATGTCCCCGGCCTGGCGGTCCAACTCTGCCCGCATCGCCTGAATCGGGTCCTCCGCGGCGCGCAGCGCCTTCCACTGGTCGATGTCCGCCTGCGTGACGCCCGGCAGCTTCGTCCACAACCCGACAGCGGGAATCTCCAGCGAGTCCTTCATCTTCCCCAGCGCATCCGCGACCTGAGACAGGGACCGGGACTCCATGTCCGCCCACACCACCTGGGCGTGCACGTCCTGCTCCGTGGGCGGATCCTTTGCCACTGCGGACGCCAGCCGAATGTGCTGCTCCGCCGCCTCGCCCAACGTGTGCTTGTAGCCGGCGACCTTCCGCGTGAGAGTGGTTTCTGCCGCGGCCAGCGCATCCGCGGACAGGTTCGCCATCTTCCCGAGCAGGTAGTGGGGCGGGGTCTGCGACTTCACCGCCAAGTGGTGCACCGCGAGGTCAAACGCCGCGATATACCCGTCCAGCGGGGTTCCGTCCAACTGCCACGGCTTCACATCCGCGTCCTCAGCGAACAGAAACCGCCGCACATCGAACGTGATGGGGACAGGTTGACCAGTAGACGGATCGACAGGCGCCGCGAGCCCCGAGATGCCGCGGATCTTGAACGAGCCGTACGTCTGCGCGATCAGAAGGTCGAAAGAAGTCTGGTTGATGCGGTCCTGCACCGCATACAGGGGCTCGATCTCGCCCGTGCAGCGACCGTCCAAGTCGATATCCGGCGCATAACGCACCACCGGACACACCCCGACGCCGTGACGTTCCTGACCGACGATCTGAGGCCCGAAATCGCCCGACGTGCGACCCACCTTGTAGCGGAACTGGCCGTCGAGAACTGCCGTGACCTCGCCCGTACCCGGCTTCGTCGACAGCGCATACTGCGGGAACTCATCGTCAACCGGGTCGTCCCACAGGCAAAACATCTTCCGCGCAGACACGCCACGCATCACCGGCCCGCGAGTGCCCGGCAGAGCCGTCCCCCACGCATACCCGTACGTCAACGACGACGTGAAGATCTGCGACTGACGGGAGTCGAACTGGTTCGCCTGCCAGTACGTCCACCCCGTAGCGTTGGCCGCCGTCGAAGGCACCCCTCCAGCCTTCGGTGACGTCCGGTACCCCTCGATAAACAGCTGCTGGGCACTCGCGTTCCGCACCATCGGCAGCAGATTCGTGATCGAACGCTCAATCAGCAAGTTGTATTCGGCATTCGCAGTCTTGGGGCGGTACGGGCCCGGGTGGTCCCCGAGCACATAAGATCGGATCTTCTCCAGCCGGTCCGCTTCCTTCGCCCGGTCGCCTTCGGACTTCTTCAGTAGCGCTTTCAGCTTCGAATTGGTCAACTCGTGAAACGCCACTGGACGCCCCTTCCTGGGCGTCCAGCCCGAATCGTCTACACCAGGAATGCCCTACCGGTTCGCTTCTTCGCCCGCTTCTGCCACGCCGCCGAGTTCAACACCAACCGCCGGCCCAGACGCGCGCCGA